ACCAGCTAAACAGATCCGTAGAACAACTGGAAAAGGTGGTAACTACCGCCCCACTAAAAAAGGGGCGGGAATGACCAAGAAAGGCATAAAGGCCTATCGTAAAGCCAATCCTGGTTCTAAATTAAAAGGAGCAGTCACTGGTAAAGTAAAAAAAGGTAGTAAAGCTGCAAAACGCAGGAAATCTTTTTGTGCAAGGTCTTTAGGACAGCTTAAAAAAAGTTCAGCAAAAACCAGAAATAATCCAAATTCTAGAATTAGACAAGCAAGAAGAAGGTGGAAGTGTTAGATGGCAAAATCAGACCCAAAAAAAGGCACTGGTAAAAAGCCAAAAGGCACTGGAAGAAGGTTATATACTGATGAAAACCCAAAAGACACTGTTTCAATAAAATATGCGACAGTACAAGATGCAAGAAATACAGTTGCTAAAGTTAAAAAAACTAAAAAACCTTTTGCAAGATTAATACAAATATTAACTGTGGGAGAGCAAAGATCTAAATATGGAGGTAAGCCGAGGCAAGCAGAAATATTTAGAAGAGGCAAAGATGCTATCCGCAGAAAACATGGTAGAATTAAATAATGGCAAAAAAAGCAAAGAGTGGCGGTAAGATTTGTCCAGCAGGTAAAGCCTGGGCAAAACGTACTTTTGACACATATCCATCTGCATATGCAAATATGGCAGCGTCCAAATATTGTAAAGATCCAAACTACGCCAAGGGTAGTAAACGTAAAAAGAAAGCAAAAGGCGGATTAGTATCAATTAGAGGTCAAGGTATAGTCATGAAAGAAAGGCTAAGATAATGGGTCAATTAGCTGAATGGAGAAAACAAAACTGGGTGCGTATTGGTACCGATGGATCTATAAAAGGACCATGCGGTACAAGTAAAGATAAAAAAAATCCAGATCGTTGTTTACCTAAAGCAAAAGCACAAAGTTTAAGTAAAGCAGAACGAGCAAAAACTGCAAGAAAAAAGAAGGCTGCTGGTAGAAAAGGTAAAACAGTTGTAGCAAATACAAAAAAAGCTAGAGTGTCAATGAAAACAGGAGGAACTATGTTAAAAAATAAACAAAAAGCTGATCTAAATAAAGATGGTAAAATATCTTCGTATGAGATGAAAAGAGGTATGGCTATAGAAAAAGCCATGAAAAAACAAAACCGTGCTAAAATGAAAAGCGGTGGTTTTATAGCTAAAGGTTGTGGAGCTGTAATGAATAACCGTAGAAAAGTTACAACCATGAGTTAGGAGATAGTATGCCAAAGAAAAAATCAGAAGATCCAAAACTACAAGCTAGATTAAACGCAAAAGTTCGACCAGATGAGCCAGTATCTAATGAGCGTGTTTTTTACAACATGCCTAAGAAAAAAGCTCCTGCAAAAAAGAAAACTACTGCTAAAAGAGGCAGACCAAAGAAAAAGGATTAATTATGTTTAAAAGGACTAAATATTATGCAAGTGGCGGTCGTTCTAAAGGCAGTAAATACATGTCTAAAGGCGGAAAAGCTACAAAATATATGGCAAAAGGTGGTAAAGCTACTAAATACATGGCGAAAGGCGGTAAGGCTTCTAAGTATATGGCTAAAGGAGGTAAGGCCTCTAAATATATGGCAAAGGGAGGCAAGGCTTCCAAATACATGGCTAAAGGTGGTAAAGCGTCTAAATATATGGCTATGGGGGGAAAAGCCTCTAAATATATGGCTAAAGGTGGCAAAGCTTCAAAGTACATGGCAAAAGGAGGCAAAGCTTCCAAATATATGTCTAAAGGCGGTGCTTAATATAAATTATTAGATAAAGGGGGTTACTTTGTCTTATTTAATATCAAACATACCACAGTTTAAATGCTGGGTAAGAAAAGAATTTACAGCTAATCATCAAAAGTATCATGGTGAATACTTACATGCGTTAGCTTTTGCCGTGAATACAATTCCAGACAGATCGCTGTCTTTTCAGGTTGTTTTTACAGGCTGTGAAACAGATCTTGAAGATAACACGGATGAAAATATACATGGTGGTGCTATGTGGGCACGTATGCCTATACAAGCATTGATAGCGGATGTGCCATTAGAAGAGTGGCCTGAGCCTATGGAAGATCACTTAGCACAACCCTGGGACTGCTTATCACATCATCATTCAGTGGTTGTTTTAGACCGTGTTAGTTCCTCACCCTGGATATGTAAAATTGACGGAGAGTTTCATACGGGTACTTATATGTTTACCGTAGATTACACAGAACATAGTATTGCTGATGATTCTGCACAACATAAACAAAGTCATGTGCTATACTTAACTGACGCGGGTGAATACACTGGTAATTTTATAGCTTTACCAAATAATAGAGTTAGAGCTACAAATCCAGCTTTATGGCGTGTTGGTGAAGGTCCACCAGACTTTTCTCCAAGTCAATGGATTCATTCAGCAGAAAAACATGATAGTTATATGGATTCAAATATAACGTTTGACAATCTATATAACCAAGATGATAGGTATAAATAATGGCAGAATTAAGCGTAACAGCAAAAAGAAAACTTATTAAAGAGCTGAAAGGTGCTTCAAAGTTACACGCAAAACAAGCTAGACAGATAGAAAGATCTCTTAAAAAAACTAAGAAGAAAAAATAATGTCTCTCTCTGGCAGTACAAACTTTGAACCAAATGTTACAGAGTTCATAGAAGAAGCGTATGAACGTTGTGGTGCAGAATTAAGAACAGGATATGATCTTAAAACAGCCATAAGAAGTGTTAATCTAATGTTAGCTGAATGGGCTAATAGAGGATTAAATCAGTGGACAATTGAAGAAACCACACAAACTGTGACTGAAGGCACTACAAGTTATTCACTTAACTCCAATGTTATTGATGTATTAGATGTTGTTCTACGTAGAACAATCAATCAAACTCAAACAGATATTAGTATAAACAGAATCAGTAGATCAGAATATCTAAACATACCTAACAAAACCACAAAAGCTAGGCCGTCTCAATTCTTTTTTGATAAATTAACTACACCTGCATTAAAAATATGGCCTGCACCAGAAAATAGCACAGACGTTTTAGTATTTAACAAGCTTGTTAGGATGGATGATGCAGACAAAGGCACTAATACCATGGATATGCCATTTAGGTTCTATCCTTGTTTTGTTGCAGGTTTAGCCTATTACTTATCACAAAAAAAGAATCCACAACTTACTCCACAGCTCAAAGCTTTGTATGAAGAAGAGTTTAGAAGGGCTGCAGACCAGGATGAAGACAGAGCATCATTTAGAGTAAGACCTGATATAAGGATGAATTGATGGCGTACGCATTAGGTAAATTTGCAAAAGGTTTATGCGATCGTTGTTCTTTTGAATATAAATTAAGCGAACTGAAAGAAGAATGGAATGGTGCAAAAGTTTGTCCAGATTGTTATGAACCCAAACATCCACAGCTTGAACCCTTAACTGCTACAGCAGATCCTGAAGCACTATATAGACCTAGGCCTAATAACGATAATGAAGCAGGAGAAGGATTTGTAGTTGTTACAAATACAAATATTTTTAAGCCAGACTTTATGAATCCTTCAATATTACCATCAAATTTTACTATAGATGGCATGACAGGATCAGTTGGTAATTTATTTGGTTATGATCCGTCATCATCACCCACTCCATCACCATCGCCCTCTCCTTCACCATCGCCATCCGTAACTACTTATACAGTTACAGTAGCAAGTTTTTATGGGGCAAATTACTTTTATATAAATGGTTCTAGAGCAGTGACTTTAACTTTTACTGAAGGTCAAACATACAAATTTGATCAATCAGATAGTAGTAACGATAATCATCCACTAAGACTATCAACAACTTCAAATGGCACGCATGCTGGAGGAACAGAATATACAACAGGTGTTACCACTAATGGTGTACCAGGAACGTCAGGTGCATACACACAAATTGAAGTTGCGTCTGGCGCTCCAACACTTTATTATTATTGTACTAACCACTCAGGCATGGGCGGACAAATAAATACATAACATGACATTATCAGAACTTAAAACATTAATACAAAATTATACTGAAAACACAGAAACAACTTTTGTAAATTCTCTAGATGATTTTATAAAAAATGCAGAAGAAAGAATATTTGAGTTAATACAATTTGATTATTTTAGAAAAAATGTAACTGGTAATTTAACATCTGACAATACATATCTTACAACTCCTTCAGATTATCAAATGTCATTTTCATTAGCAGTTATAGATACTAACGGAGATTATCATTATTTAGATAAAAAACACACTTCTTTTATGCGTGCGTACTCATCAGATCCTACAGATGCAACTGAAAAAGGCAGACCATTGTATTATGCAGATTTTGACAAAGAGCTTTCTACAGCAACAAACAATGGCTCTACATTAATAGTAAGCCCAGTTCCAGATCAAAATTATAATGTAGAATTACATTATCTTTATAAACCAACTTCATTGGTATCAGACACTACAGGAACATGGCTGTCTAATAATGCGCGTAATGCTTTGCTATACGGTAGTTTAGTAGAGGCATATATATTTATGAAAGGTGAAAACGATTTGACACAGCAATACGAGCAACGCTTTGCAAATGAAATATCTAGGTTGAAAAACCTTGCTGAAGCTCGCGGAAGGAGAGACGAATACCGTTATGATTCTTTGAGGACAACGGTATCTTAAAATAAATGAAAAATATAGAAAGTCTTAAGGGCAAATCAGTTGCTATAGTTGGTATGGGGAAAAGCTGGTTTGATTATAATTTAGCAAAATCACATGGTGTTCATTTTGATGAAGTTTGGGCTATCAATGGTGTTGCATCCGTAATTTATCACGATAGAGTATTTATGATGGATCCTGCTTCAAGGTTTCTAGATACAGAGGACGCAGGTGGTCAAACGCAAAGTATGGCCGATATGTTACAAGAACACGAAGGGCCTATATATACATGTGAATTAGATGATCGTTGTCCAGGTCTTGTAGAATATCCTTTAGAGGAAGTTGTGCAATATTCTAATTGTCACTATCTTAACAACACGGTTGCATACGCAGTAGCCTTTGCATATTGGAATGAGGTTGCAAATCTAAAAATGTTTGGTGTAGATTTTTCATATAAAGGTAATTTACATTTTGCTGAATCTGGTAGAGCATGTGTAGAGTTTTGGTTAAGTAAATGTATATCAGCAGGTATGCAAGTAGAAGTAGCACATAGTTCAAGTTTATTAGACACTAATGTACCAGCAGAACAAAAACTTTACGGTTATCATAGACTTAAAAATCCTTATATTATTTTAGTTGGAGAAGATGGTATAAAGTTAGAAAGAATCAGTAATTTAGATATTGTTGAACACAAACAACAACCTACGTTAATAGATCGTAACGATTCACATCTTCAGCCACCTGAGCCAAAAAAATGGTAGATCAAATAACACCATCAGGTATGCCAGGATTAGGGCTTATAGAGGCAAAAACAAGTAATCATGGTGGACATTCGCCAGAATTCTGGGCAGAAAGATTAACTGAAAAAATAGTTAGCACTAGCGATAGTGAAGATCCATACATAAAAGAGCAAGCTAGAGCTTATAAAGATATGATATATAAGGTTTGTTTGATTTATATAAAAAATGCGTTAAAATCCTATAAAGCTACTTTGATACAAGACTTTATAAAACAAGGTGATACAGAGTTAGCAGATATAATTAAAAGGATTTAATATGGCTATTACATCAACATTAACCACTAGCTTTAAAAAAGAACTGCTTGAAGCTGTGCATAACTTTAAAAACTCTGGCGGAGATACGTTTAAACTAGCTTTATACACAAGCTCTGCTACCCTAGGTGCTACCACCACTGCTTTTACTACAACTGGACAAGCAAGTGGTACTAACTATACATCTGGTGGTAATAATTTGACTAGAGTAGATCCTACTTCAAGTGGCACAACAGGTTTCACTGATTTTGCTGATTTAACTTTTGGTACTGCTACCATTACTGCTAGGGGTTGTATGATTTATAACTCATCTGATAGTAATGCGTCTGTGGCTACAATCGACTTTGGTGGTGATAAAACATCAACCGCAGGAGATTTTACAATAGTTTTTCCAGCAGCAGCGGCCAGTACAGCTATAATTAGAATTGCGTAATCTAGCCTAAGATGGCTAATATTACTGGGTGGGGTCGAGGTGCTTGGGATGAGGGTGCTTGGGGCGAACCTATACCAGTTACACTCACAGCACCTAGTGCAGCAACCGCAACAGTTAGTGCTGTTGCTATTGATGCTGCTGGTACATTTGGAATTATTGGTGTTGCAGCTACTACAGGAGCTCCTACAGCAGGTGTAAATGCTCAAGCGATAGCTGTCGTGTCGGGTGCAGTAGCCACTCTTGGTAGTGTAAGTGTAGACGTAGATGGCGAGGCTAATGTAGTAATATCTGGTCTTGCAAGCACTTCTGCTTTAGGGTCTACAAGTGTCCATCATAATGCTCAATTTCATATAACTGGTGTCTCTGCCACTTTATTTACAGGAACATTAAGCACTATAGCCAAAGCGAATGTATCTTTAAGTGGTGTAGAAGCATCTGGGTCTGTTAATGAAGTTTTAATTTGGTCTAGAATAGATGATACACAAACACCAAATTGGGTAGAGGTAGCTTAACTTTTATAAAAAAACAACTTATAATAAATTTGAACGGAGATAAACATGGCAACATACGTTAATGATCTAAGGTTAAAAGAAATAGCAACAGGTGATGAATCAGGTACTTGGGGCACCTCTACAAATACAAATTTAGAACTTATTGCAGAGGCTTTTAGTTTTGGTACAGAGGCAATAACAACAAACGCAGACACGCACACCACTACAATAGCAGATGGCTCAACTGACCCTGGTAGATCAATTTATCTTAAATATACAGGCACCCTTGATTCAGCTTGTACTATTACCATAGGTCCTAATACCGTATCAAAACTTTGGTTTATTGAAAACGGTACATCTGGATCTCAAAATATAATTATTTCACAAGGCAGTGGTGCTAATGTAACCATACCACCAGGCGATGTAAAAGCAGTTTATTCAGATGGAGCTGGATCTGGTGCAGCAATAGTAGATGCTTTTGCTAGTCTTAATGTAGTAGATTTAAAAGTAGAAGATGATCTAACTGTAACAGATGATGCAACTATAGGTGGCACATTAGGTGTTACAGGCATTGTTACGCTTACTGACGATCTTATTATTGGAGATGGTAAAACTATAGGCTCTGCTTCAGATGTGGATGCTATGACTATTGCAGCAAATGGCGAAATAACATTAACACAAACTATGATTGGCACACAATTTAAAGAAGGCTCAAACGTAGTTGCTACTAACGGAAGAGCTATAGCTTTTAGTTTAGTATTTTAGTAATATAGGAGACAATTATGGCAACACCAAATATAGTAAACGCAACCACTATTAATGGATTTAATGTTTGTGGAGCAGTTACAACATCAGCAGTAGATATAATAGACGTTCCTGCTGATCAATTGTATAAAGTAAATACGTTGCTGATTTCAAATGTAGACGGTTCTAGTGCAGCTGATATTACAGTATCAGTATCAAGCGATAATGGCTCAAACTACTATCACATAGCAAAAACAATTTCTGTACCAGCAGACTCAACATTAACTTTGTTATCTACTGATCTATATCTAGATGAAACAGATTTATTAAGAGTTCAAGCTAGTGCTAATAGTGATTTAGAGTATGTGGTTTCTGGTGTAATTATTAATGATGCGTAAGGGGTTAGAACATGGCTCACTTTGCAGAACTTGATAGCAATAACATAGTAATACAAGTAGTTGTAATATCTAATGATGATGTAGCTGCTAATGGTGGAGATTATTCATCACAAGCAGAAACCTTTGTGAGTAATTTGATACCTCATTCAGAAAACGGTGTTGCTTGGAAACAAACTTCTTATAACAATAATCAACGCAAACAATATGCGGGCATAGGACTTACCTACGATGCAGCAAAAGACAAATTTATTTTACCAAAACCCTTCGCTTCTTGGTCGTTAGATTCAAACGATGATTGGATAGCACCTGTAACTTATCCAAATAAAGATGAAATTGAGTCTAATCCTGTACTCATTCTTTGGGATGAAACTAATAAAAAGTGGTTAGGTAAAACTTATACAGGTGAAAATTTACAAACTGAAACAGACTACGAGTGGGATGCAAGTGGTCTATCATGGAGCGAGGTTTAAATATGTCAGAAGGTAATGGTGGAATAATTGGACCAGATAATACGGTACAAACAGGTACGCAAAGTGAAGTAATAAGCACTTTTAATGCTAGTGGCACTTTAACGACAGCAACTCACACAACATCTTTACAATATCTAATTATTGCAGGCGGTGGTGGAGGCGGAGGCCACCCTGTAGCTCCGACATTTACTGTAGGTTCAAGGGGAGGCAATTCTTCTATAGCAGGTACCCCTATCACAACTGTTCAATCAACTGGAGGCGGTGGAGGAGATACAGGTTATTTTGTACCTAACCCTGGTAATCAACCTGGAGGATCAGGCGGAGGTGGCGGACGTTATGCCACAGGTACAGGTACCACGGGTCAAGGTTTTGCAGGCGGTAATGGCATAAGAGCAGCACATGGCGGCACAGATTTATCTGGTGGTGGAGGTGGTGCAAGTGAAGTAGGACAAAACCATCAACCCCATAATACACCAGATAGGAAAAGTGGAGATGGTGGTGATGGAGTCGCATCATCAATAACAGGATCACCTGTCACAAGAGCTGGTGGCGGAGGTGGTGCAAGTAACTATGTAAATTCTCCTATGAAAACAGGTTCTGGAGGTGCTGGAGGCGGTGGTGCTGGAGGAAATGGCCCAGGGACAACTTATCCAGGTTCTAGTGGTACAGCTAACACTGGCGGTGGCGGTGGCGGTTGGAGTGATGCTATAACTGGTTTCCAAAACTTCGGTGCTGGTGGTGGAGCAGGAGGTTATAGGTGTTCTGTGCCAGGAGAAAGCTCTGGGGGCGGTGCCTCGGCTGAATCTACACTCACTGTTGTAGGTAGTACACCTTATACCATAACTGTGGGAGCAGGAGGAGCAGGAGCAGCAAGTCCATCAAGCACAACAAACGGAGGTTCTGGTGTAGTGATTACCAAAGAACCTGAAGTTAGTTTTATATCAGGAGCATCTGGTATATGGGGTTTAGATGAAGTTTACGACTTTGTTAAAGCAGGCACTTGGCCGTCCTAATAATCCTATCTTTTAAATCATATCTAAATTATACTAATCTTCTGTAGGAGAGAAGATGAACTTAAAATACTATTATTGGTACTTTCAATCAGTTATACCAAAAAGAATATGTGATGAAATAGTAAGGTACGGTAAAGAACAAGATAAACAAACAGCTCTGACAGGCGATTTTCAGTCAAAAAATATCACCGAATCTCAACTCAAAAATATACAAAAAAAACGTAAATCAGATGTTGTATGGATGTCTGATAGATGGATATATAAAGAAATACAACCATACGTAAATCAAGCAAATTATAGTGCTGGTTGGAATTTTGATTGGGATTGGTCTGAGTCCTGTCAATTTACTGAATATAAAAAAGGTCAATTTTATGACTGGCATTGTGATTCATATATCGAACCGTATAACCAACCAGAAGATCATAATACACATGGAAAGATAAGAAAACTTAGCATGACCATATCTTTATCTGATCCTAATGAATATGAAGGTGGTGATCTTGAATTTGATTTTAGAGATACTGATAAAGGTTCGCAACCAAAGGTTTGCGAAGAAATTAGGTCTAAAGGCAGTGTAATAGTTTTTCCTTCTTTTGTTTGGCATAGAGTAACACCCGTAACAAAAGGAACACGACATTCATTAGTGTGTTGGAATTTAGGTTATCCGTTTAAATGATTACTGAATTAAAAAATCCTGTAACGGAAGATTATAAAAATTTAAAGAATTTGGTGTTTAGTTATAGTTTCCCTTGGTATTATCTTGATAAAACCGTGCATGAAACAAATAAAAAAGATATGGGCTTTTTCGCACATTGTCTATTAGGAAGACCTGTGCATGAAATTGATGGCAAAAAAGTACCTGCTATACCTGAAAGCTCCTCTGGTTATTTTCACCAATTTTATTTTATTTTAAAAGAGATATTGGATTTTAATAATATAAATTTTGAAGTTATGTATCGTATGAATATTAACATGACACCTTATAGCTGTGTAAAGGAAAGTGTGCCTCACACAGATTTAAATTTACCACATAAAGTTGTTATAGTTTACTTAAATGAATTTTCAAAAGGCAGAACAGTGGTTTTAGGCAAAAATGGACAAAAATTTTATTCAAATCCAAAAGAAAATGGGGTAATTATGTTTGATGGGAAATTTACACATTTTCAAGAAAGTCCTAATAAGGATGAAAAAAGAATAGTTATGGTCGCAAACTTTCAGTAGGAGTTTTTATGAGTTTTAAAAAGCACAATTACCAAATAATTAAAGGTGCTATATCAAAAGAATTAGCAGAATTTTGTTATCAGTATTTTTTGAATAAAAGAAAAGTAGCTAGGCATTTGTTTGACACTCATTATATATCTCAATTTACAGAATACTTTGGTGTTTGGAATGATACACAAATACCAGAAACTTACTCTCATTATTCTGACATTGTTATGGAGACTTTATTGCAAAAAGTAAAACCTATTATGGAAAAAGAATCAGACACTAAACTTATAGAAACTTACTCTTATGCAAGAATTTATAAAAAAGGTGACGAGCTTAAAAGACATAAAGATAGATCTTCTTGTGAAATATCCACCACTATGAATTTAGGTGGAGATAAGTGGTCAATATATATAGAGCCTAATATTGAAGTAAATTTAGAGCAAGGTGATATGTTGATGTATCGTGGTTGTGAATTAGAACACTGGAGAAATCCTTTTGAGGGTAAAAATTGTGTACAAGTATTTTTACACTACAACGATGCAAGTAATAAAAATGCAAAACAAAATAAATTTGATGGTAGGCCTATGTTAGGGTTGCCAGCGTTTTTCAAACAGTAATGTACGTATCTTATCATTGTGATATTTTAAAAAAAATAAACAATAAAAATTTTTTAAAAAAACTAAATTATTTTATTAAAGAAAACCCTTGTTGCAAAAAGTATCCAAAATGCGAACACGCAAGAATTCAGTCTACTGGCACTTTACACAAACACTTTCTAGAACTCAATAAGTCTATTGATATTACTGTGTGTAAGTATTTTGGTTATAAACCAAATATTTTACATAAAAAGTGTTGGGTATTTTTAAACAAAGCAGATAAAGAAATAGATTCTATAAGGCACAACCACGTATATAATTCAAAAAAATTTAGTATATCAGCAGTAGCTTATTTAACTGAAACAGATTTTGGAACTAAATTTTGTGATGAAGAAAAAATAAAACCTCAAGTAAATTATTGGAATGTATTTGATTCAAGACTATATCATCAAGCTGAAGAAGGCGTACCAAAAATAGATAGATATGTATTAGCTTTTGATGTGGTTATAGGCGACTAGCCGTTTTTACACTATAATAATATGAAGTCTTTAATACAAATTAAAATAAAGGAGAATTTTATGAGTTTTTTAAAAAGATTATGGGGAAATTTGACTAATACAGAAGAAGTTAAAGTTAGAACACGTAACAAAAAAGGTCATTATGTAGCTGACGATAAATCTACACCAGATGTAGATGAAGCTTGGACTACAAAAAGAGTAAAAAAAACATCTAAAAAGTAATGGCTAAATCACCTGATGCGTTTGTATATAACGCAACCCTAGAACGTATTGTTGATGGAGACACATTTGATTGTTGTCTTGATCTTGGATTTGATGTAAAGCTTCATAAACAGCGTGTTAGGCTTCACGGCATTGATACTCCAGAAAGCCGCACAAGGGATCTTGCAGAAAAAAAACTTGGTCTTGCTGCTAAATCAAGATTACAAGAACTTTGTATTGGCGATATTAAAGTGAAATCATTAGGCAAAGGCAAGTATGGTCGTATTTTAGGCATACCATATACTGAAGATGGTAGAGATATATGCCAAGTTTTAATAAAAGAAGGCCATGCAGTTGAATACAACGGAGGCAAAAAAACAAAAGTTTGGGGTGATTACTAATGGAGCCAGTAGTCACACTTATTCAAGAGGTTGGTTTTCCTATAGCAGCTGCCCTAGGTCTAGGGTGGTTTATTTATAAATTAATTATGCGTATTGTTGATGGTATGGAAACCAAATTAGATACCGTTGATGAAAAAGTAGAGGGACAAATTGCAGCTATCGAAGAGCGATTAGGCACCAAACTTGACTCGCAACATGGTATTTTAGTAGCATTGATAGATAGAATACGTAGTTTAGATAACGAAATCATCAGACAAGATACTCTAATAAAAACAATATTAGGTGTGCCACAGTTAATAGATAGCAATAAAATAGCTAAAGCAGACAGAGATGACCAAAGAAAAGATTGATAAACAAGAATTAGAAAAATATAGACTAACAATAAGTTTAGTTTTTATAGGTTTTGTATTGTTCTTTGGAATTATTGTGATAAACGTAAAAGCAGATACTATAACTCATAAATTTAAAAACCCGTCTTTTAGTGGCATTAATACCTCATCTCATTATTTAACTATTGAAAACCAAGAGTTTAATAGAAAAATGAGTATTAAAGAAGAGATAAAAGCTATACAAGAACAGCTAGAAAGAGATAAAGAAAACACAACACTAGCAAGGTTTATAAGAAATTTAGAATCAAGAATATATGCACAACTATCAAGACAGCTTGTAGAAAATTTATTTGGGGAAACACCAAGCACAGAAGGAACACTTACACTGGAGGGTAACACTATTCAATATAGTATTGAAGATGGCGTTATCACTCTTATTATTACGGATGAAAACGGTAATGTTACAGAAATACAGCTTCCTATTGGCGATTTTTCTTTCTAGTTGTAGTATTAATCCGATTGACGAAAATTTAAGACAAGGTAAATCTTTACCAAATATTTTACAAATACAGTCAAAAAATCTCTTAGAAGTAGCTGAACCAAAAATACCAATCGTTGTTGCCGTTTATCCAAACAGCTTTACAGATCAAACAGGTCAACGAAAAAGCAATAGTGAATTTGCTTTATTTTCTACAGCATTAACTCAGGCACCAGGTCATTTACTTATTAGAAGTTTAAAACATACGGCAAATGGTAAGTTTTTCAGAGTAGCTGAAAGAGTTGGACTTGATAATCTTACAAAAGAAAGACAGCTTATACGTTCTGCAAGAGAACAAAACGAAAGCACGGACGGCCCAAAACCTATAATGCCTCTGCTATTTGCTGGCGTTCTAATGGAAGGAGCAGTATTAGGTTACGACTCCAATATTAAAAGTGGGGGTATAGGTGCTCGATATTTGGGTATAAGTAGCAGTAAACAATATAGAATCGATAATATAACTGTAGCTTTAAGAATGGTATCCATAGCTACTGGTGAGGTTTTGATAGATGTTTTAGTTAGCAAACAAGTTTTTAGTTATGGTCAATCACAAGATGTTTTTAAATTTATTGAAGCTGGTACAGAGCTTGTAGAAATAGAAATGGGTGATGCAGAAAATGAACCTACAACATTAGCATTACAAAGAGCTATAGAGGAGGCAGTTTTGCAAATAGTGAAAATAGGTTATGATAAAGGTTTCTGGGAGAAAAAGAATGAATCAATTGAAATTGATAAGCCTGATTGTGACGCTGACTGCGTTAACGACATACGCGGCTGACAACGAGATATACGTAGATCAAAGTGGTGCTACTGCTAATATAGATCTTGAACAACTAGGTTCAGGTAATATTATTGGTGGTCTTAATTCTGTTGCAGGTACGCTAACTGCGTTAGATTTAGACGGTGTTACTATGACACTAGATATAAACCAGATAGGTGACTCTAATAAATTTTTAGGTGATATATTAGGTGATACCATAACAGGATTCTTTGAATTTGATGGAGATAGTAATACCTTTACTATTCAAGGCGACCCAACCAATACTTACGGTATTGACAGTTCAAACTATAATGTTGATGTTACAGGTAGCACGAACACCTTTACTCTAGACCACGGTACAAGTGCTTTAGCAGCAACTCTTGATTTAGATTGGATTATACAGGGTGACGGCAACACTTTTGATTTTGATATAAATTATGATGGTGGAACAAGCTATGTAGATGTAGACGGTGATAGTAATACATTAAACTTTACTGGATCTGGTTATGCAGGTGGTTACTTTTACTTAGATCAAACTGGTAACAGCAGAACATTTAATATCACACAATCAAGCACATTAGA